ATGGCGAGCAGAAAAAGACAGCCGGTGAGCGGATATGCGGGTGTATATTTTGTAGAGATTCCAAGGGCTACCGGATACGGCACCGAGAAAGTCTACTATATCCGTTACCGCAAGCAGGGAAAGCTTATTGAGGAGAAGGCAGGCGGGCAGTACCGCGACAATATGACCGCTGCCAAGGCCGCAAGTATCCGCGGCGTCCGCATGGAAGGCAAAGAATCCACTAACGGTGAAAAACGCGCCGCTGTCCGTGCCGCTAAAATTGCGGAAGAATCCCGCTATTCATTCAATAAACTGTGGAGCCTTTTTGAAGAGGCCAAAAACACCAACCGCACCATCAATGATGACCGTATCCGTTTCAACCTACACATCTCCCCTGCCCTAGGTACAAAAAGTATCCCGGAACTGACTGTCCACGACATCGACAAACTCCGCTCAAAGCTGGAAAAAGCTGGAAAATCTCCCCAAACGGTCAAACATGTGCTGACCCTGGTCAAGCGTCTGCTGAATTTTGCCCTGCGCAAAGGCTATGTGGATTTCATCCCCGGCACGCTTCACATTGCTATGCCGACTATAGATAATAAGGTGACAGAGAATCTCACCCCGGAGCAGGCGCAAAAACTCTTGCAAGCCTTGGATGAAGAAGCGGATCAGGTGATTGCCTCGCTGGTACGTTTGGCCCTGTTTACTGGAATGCGGCGGGGTGCGCTTCTCAATCTGCAATGGGACGATCTGGACTTTGAGCGCGGGTTTATCACTCTGCGCGGGGATGTGGCCAAAAAGCAAAAAACTGAAACCATCCCCATGAACGACCAGGCCAGGGCTATCCTGAACAGTCTGCCTCGCACCAATAGTCCATATGTCTTTCCTGGACGCCAAAACGACCGGCCTCGCACCAACATTACCCACATTCTCAAGAGGATACGGAAAAAATCCGGGCTGCCGGAATCCTTCCGCCCGCTGCATGGTCTGCGGCATTCTTTTGCTTCCTGGCTGGCGAGTTCCGGGCAGGTGTCCATGTATGAATTGCAAAAACTGCTGACGCATTCTAGCCCCCAGATGACGCAACGGTATGCGCACCTGCACGATGACGCCTTACGCAAGGCATCCAGTGTAGCCGCAACGCTGTTCACTGCGGTAAAAAATATAGAGAGTACGCAAGATTCTCAAGAAGCGGCTAAGACGAGAGAAACAATACTGCATAGCAAGAAACGCCAGCCCGGGAAAAAAGCATGAGCTATCCGCCTTATACCATCACCAGTACCGTACTGAAACTTGTGGCGGCCATCAGCGAACAGCTCGCCTTCCTTTCCGCCATAGAAACGGATACCCCAGGCGGCCCCTTACCGGACATGCACAGCCCGGCAAAGCGTTATGCCAGGCCTCTCTCCCCGCAACTACGGAGGGAAAACCACGTCCGTACCATTCACGCCTCACTCGCTATCGAGAATAACACGCTCAGCCTGGCACAGGTGACAGACATCATTGACGGCAAGCCGGTTATCGGCCCACCACGCGACATCCAGGAAGTGCGGGGCGCTGTCGCGGCATACGAAAAGCTGGATACCTGGAAGCCATGCGTCCTGAAAGATTTGCTTGCTGCCCACGCATTGCTCATGCACGATCTTGTGGACAATCCCGGCAGGTTTCGCACCGGAGACGTTGGCGTGCTCCAAGGCAGCAAAGTCTCATCCATATGATCCCACCAGCCAGGCTGGTGCATGGGCACATGGAAAAACTGTTGCAATGGCTGAAGAACACGGATGAGCATTCGTTGATCACCAGTTGCGTTTTCCATTACGAGTTTGAGGGCATCCATCCCTTCAGTGACGGCAATGGCCGCATGGGACGACTCTGGCAGACGCTTATCCTGAGCAAATGGAGACCGGTGTTGGCCTACATGCCGGTTGAAACCATCGTCCGCAACCGGCAAGATGAATACTATGCCAGCCTGGGGCAGGCGGATATCCAGGGAGAGGCGACCAGATTCATAGAGTTCATGCTTCAGGCATTGAATGACACTCTGGCTGACGCCCAGGCAACTACCCAAGAACGACCCAAGAAACCACTCAAGTAAGCCCTCAAGTCAGACGCCTGCTTGCCGTCCTTCAAAATGGTAGCCAAAGTGCCGGAGAGCTTATGCGGGCTTTGGGATTGAAAAGCGCGAAAAACTTCTGGACCACGTCCCTGAACCCAGCATTGGAGGCCGGGTTTGTGGAAAGGATCCAACCGGATTCGCCATTCCTGGAGCCTCTGGCCCCACTGTAAGGGGGTAGTTGATTCAGAACCTCGGGATATGGTGGATTCTGATTCAAATAGTTCGAGAATGGTTTGAGATTATTTGAAAAAAATTGGCTGGAGGTGGGTTTGAATAAAATAGGCGTCTTGCAGGAGATTTGAAACTTTTGGGATGCCAAATTTTGAATTAGCGGTTGCTTTAGAACCTGTTTAATCCCAAAAGGCTGCTGCCTGATGTAATGTCACGAGATTAGAATCTGATGCATCAATGGTTTTCTTTTGGGTCCAACTCGCTTGGTTTATAGACTCGCAATATTTCAACTCGTCTTGGAACGTACTCTTTTTTTGTCTTATCAAAAACATTAACGATCATTATATCAGCAACAATGCTTCTGTTTCCATGAACATCGTCAGGGTGGATTGAGCTATCTAATGAAAATCTAATGCGTTTTCCTATCTTACCAGGCACTGTTCCTGCCCAGGATCTGGTATTACTTTCTCTATCGCTCGCCCAAATCTCAACATTCATTCTTTTCAGCACTTCATTCTGCTCATCCAACTCAGGAGGATTATATTCCTCCGGTGTTTCTTTAATAAAATCAGGGGTTATTTTCAGGTCTTGAGACTCATTAAACTCGATTGACGCATCACTTTCGAGGTGAGCTGGTGCCAGGGCCGAGATAGCTTCTCTGGTCAGTGTTTTTTTATCACTGACCTTGTTTAAAATTCGATCGATTGCTTTTTCAGAGATATTCATCGTCCCGCCAGTCTGGACAATGGAGCCTTGATGGGCCTCAATGTGAGTTGTCGGTCCTTTTCCTTGAATTGCATTCATAACGCCAAAACCAATATAGGCCAATACACCTACGCCAACAATTGCGGTCAGCGCTTTGTTTCCCTCGAACATAGCAGCAGCGACCTCTTTAGCTTTTTCGTAATTTTCAGGAGTAGCAAAAACAATTCGTACAAGTAAGTCTTCAAGAAGACTTCCAGACTCGATTTTTGAGACAAGAACATCGATCTCTACAACATAGAGACCTGAACATAATCACGAAAACGTTGCGTATCTTTGAACCCGAGCAACTCAGTGTAGAGCGATTTGAACTCCCGCTTGAGGGCGTGTTCATCATAAAAGGCATAGTCTTTTTGTGTGGCGGTGGAATTATTTACTTCAAAATTTTTAATAAACTTTATTTGGTTACCGGCCTTGTTGACATGCTTTCCCTTAAGGGGCCGCATCCCTTTCAGCTTTTTTTGTACGTCATTGTCGTCTCCGTCATCGTCATCGGACAAATCAAAACCCAGGGAAATTTCAACGGTATATTTGCCATTCAGTAAATCTTTATTGTTCTTGGGAAAGGGTCTGGTTGTAAATGAACCGTTTTGTACCTCAACATCATCAGTCTCATAACAGAAATATTGATTACCCTTGGCTGATTGTATGGTCGCGGTTAGCTCCGTGCCCTCGGGAAGGTTGGTTGTGCCGTGGATTACCGGCTTGGCCCCGCCCGTAATCGTGGCATCAATCTTTATTTCAGTGCCCTTGCCGTGGACAACAAAGGCGCAGATCATAGAAAGCAGCAGAGCCATAAGCAGCAAACGGGCGTGGTGCATGGGAACCTCCTTGGCAAGGGTTGATGGTTGTTGACGGTACTGTATCACAAGCCTGTGGGAAAATGAAAAGATGTTGACATTCGGAATGGTTTGGGCAAAGCTACCCACGCAGCCGCACAAAACGGCTGCCGGGATTGGCGTCCCGAAACACCAAAGGCGGACACAAAGCCGCCTGCCCTTTATCGGAAGGCGGTATTTTTGTGTCCGGCCTCAGCGCGCGACCCTCTTGGGCGGTGCTGGATGGGGGGCTTCGGCCCGCCGGTTGCCTTTGGTCCGGTACGCCAACCCATCCAGTCACCGCCCTTTTTGTTTGGCGTCAAAAAGGCGGGATATTGATCTCAACCAAAGGAGAAACAGCATGAACGATCAAACCAAGCCTGAAACCAATGTTCTGGTCACCCGCATCGGCGACCAACCCTGCACCACCACCCTGATCATCGCCAAAGGCGTGGGCAGGCCGCACCACGGGGTGATCCAGCTTGTCCGGCAACATCAGCGCGATTTTGAGCAGTTCGGAGGGGTCGCATTTGAAATGCGACCCTTTATGACCGCTGGAGGCGAGCAAAAACAAGAGTACGCCATCCTCAACGAGCGCCAAGCCACTCTCCTGCTGACCTACATGCGAAACAGCCAGGTGGTCCGCAAGTTCAAAATCGCCCTGGTCCTGGCCTTCTTCGCCATGGCCGAAATCCAGCGTATCACCGCCGCCGACGGCCCTGCCCTCCGGCAATGCGCCCAGTGCAGGCAGGAGGCCGAGCAGATGATCTGGCAGATGCAGTGTCAACTGCTGGCCCAGGTGCCGCTGTGGCGCAAGATCCGCGCCTACCACCAGAAGTGTCTCAGCTGCCAGGACATTGCCACCCTGGTCAAGCTGAGTCCAAAGGCCCTGCGGCGGCAGATGCGGGAGATGAGCCGTTGCGGCCTGCTCTGGCCCGCCACCGAGCGGGAGCTGGCCAGAATGCGCGTGGCCGTCCGCCATAAATCCGTCCTGGCCATGCCTTACGGCCCGGCGGCCCGGCAGGACGCGCCCTCGCCCATGGCCGCGCTTTTGGGGAGGTGACCCCATGACCATCGATCCCACGGCCCATCCGGCCGACCTGATCGACCGGGCGCACGCCATGGTGCATTTCCTGGGCACCATCCTGGGAGAGTCCAGGGAAGCGATTACCCTGAACAATCAGGACACGGACGGCATGTGCTGCATCCTCGGCGACATCGAGGAACACCTCAAAACGGCCTTGACCAAGCTGTAGCAGCCTGTTAACCATCCATCATCCCGGCGCTGATCAGCGCCGTTTCCCAGGGGAGGCCATCAGGTCTCCCCTTTTTTGTTCCGTACCGTTACGGCTCTTCTTGAGTCTTGCCATGCGGTACAACCTCCACCACGGGCTCGCCACGCCTGACACTGCCATTGCTGGGGCGGACGCACAGTCCGCTCCTTTTTGAGTTTGCCCATCCGGAGATCGCCATGATCAGAACAGCGCTGCTCGTCCTGGCCGTCATCGCCGCCCTGTCGGTCAGCAGTGTCCTGCGCCAGCGCTACCACTGCGAACAGGCCTGGCGCGACTGCCGGCCGACCATGTTCCCCTGTGAACCGGTCGGCAAGCTCCTGGAAGAAAAACGATACCTGGAAGAGCAGGCCAGGCGGCAGCGAGAGACCTCGCCATGAGGATCTGGCTTCCTGAGTGGCTGTACCATGGTTGGCCGTGGCTGGTACTGGGCGGGGCAATTGGATGCTGCGAGACCGTCCTGTCGCTGGTCGCCTGCGCGCTGGCCGCCTACGCGGCCTGGGTCATCGGGATGCGCTATTGGAGGTGAATATGACAAATTTTGCAACCGCACACGCCTTTACCTCCCGTTGGGAAGGTGGCTTCGTCAACCATCCGAACGACCCTGGCGGCGCGACCAATCATGGCGTGTCCCTGCGTTGGCTGAAATCCGAGGGCATTGACCTCGAGTTTACCCTGCCCTTTGCCATTGACTACAACGCCGATGGAGTGATCGACATCCTTGATATCAAGGCGCTCACGCCGGAGCAGGCGGCCATCCTTTTCCGGATCGCCTTCTGGGACTGGCTGCGCCTCGACGAGCTGCCGCTGCTGACGGCCATGGCGGTATATGACGCGGCGGTGAACGTTGGCAGAGGGCAGGCGGTCAAATTTTTACAGCGAGCCTGCAACGCCTTGAAGGGCGAGCGTCTGGTCGATGATGGCGTGCTTGGTCCCAAAACCCGCGCCCGGGTCAACGGGGCTGTCACGTTCGTCACCACCGATCATCTCCTGGCCTTGTCCTGTGTGGGCATGCGTGAGGTGTTCCACTCCATGCTGGCTGCCAGTTCGCCGTATCCCGATGGCCGGGACTACCGGCCTTTTCTGAGGGGATGGCTGAACCGCACCGCAGATTTGCGCTCATACATAAACACCAGGGGAGTTCCAGATGCGAAAGCGGCGTAAAGACGCCCCGGCCGCGGAGCCGCCCCGCCCGAAAAAACGAAGCGAGACGGACCGGGTGGCCTGGCTGCAAGGGCTGCATGTGATCTGGCAATGGAAACGACAACAAGAGGGAAAACGAGATGGGATTTGACCTGACCGGCCTTTTCTCAGGGGATGGGGAGGTGGACTGATGGCTGCAAAATGGATCGATGCGCTGGCCACTGTGGCCCCGGTGGCCGCGTCCATGATCGGCGGGCCGCTGGCGGGTGTGGCGGTCAAGACCTTGGCTGGGGTCTTTGGACTCGGTGACGCCGCCACCGAGTCTGATATTGAGCGGGCCGTGCTCGGAATGACGCCTGATCTGATGCTGAAGATCAAGGAGGTCGATGCCGGCCTGAAAAAGACCTTGATCCAGGCCGGAGTCGACCTTGAACGCATCGCCCAGGAAGACCGGGCCAGCGCCCGCGATCTGGCCGGTCGGACCGGGGTCACGATGCAGGTGGTCATCACCCTGGTCCTGACCGCCATATTTGCCTCCTGCATCTGGGCCATGTTCGCCGGGCGCATGGAGCCCCTGTCCGAGGCCACGCGCTCGATCCTCAACATGGCGATCGGCACGGTGGGCGGCTATCTGGGAGCGGCCGTGACCTTTTTCCTGGGCAGCACGGCTGGAAGCCAGACCAAAGACAAACTGCTCTACAACTCCGAGCCGTTTAACGGGTGATCAGGGGACAGACAATGGCGCGGAGAATAAAACCAACTGATGGATGAGGTCGATGTTGCCCAGGAGCTGCAGGATGCCCATTTGCGCCGGCTGCTCGCTGCCCGGGTCTATGCCTTGCCCAGGGGCGAGGCAGCCAGGCAATGCGTCACCTGCGGCGGCCCAATTCCCGAAGAGCGCCGGCAGGCCATGCCCGGCTGTCAAAACTGCGTGAGCTGCCAGACGGCGGCGGAACGCGCGATCAAGGAGGCGAGATGAACGAAACAAACCTGACCATCGCGGTGCTCTCACTGCTCCGGGAGATGGGCGGCTGGGGCATCGATGTGGTGCTGGTGTGCGCCCTGATCGTGCCGCCGCTGCTCGGATTTATGTCAATGGTCCTGGGAGTGCGGACCATCCGCTCCCTCGAAGGCGTCATGATCAAGGGCATGGCGCGGGTTGAGGCCATCACCAGGGAAATGGGCGTCCGCTACGACAACAACGTCCTGCTGGTGAAGGATCACCAGCAGTTGGTGCGCAACTACCAGGCCATGACCGACGGCGTGCTCGACGTGATCAAGGAAAACACCAAGACCATCACCCTGGCGACCGCCAGGATGGAGGGGCTGCAGGGGAGACGATGGAACGCCGAATCATGAAGGGCCACCTGGCCGAGCTGGAAGAGAAAAAGAAGCGGCTGGCGATTGCCATGCGTGGCAACTGCGAGCGGGTCGGCATGCTGGTCAACCCGCTGATCAGCGACCTGGCCGAGATGCGGATCGCCGAGGCCGCCCAGTTGATGGACGAGATCGTGGTGCAGCAGGCCGAGCTGCTGAACGTCAGCGCCAAAATCGCCTCGATCAGCGCCGAGTTGTATGGCTAGGAAAGGCGACCGGGCGCACCTCGAACCGCAGGCCATCCGGCTGTATGCCGACGGCCGCGGACTGTCCGACATCGCGGCCCTGCTGGGGGTGTCGGTCACCAGCCTGAGCCGCTGGAAGGAGGAGAGCCGCATCCCCTCGGCCGGGATGGACGAGTGGGACCGGGCCAGGATGCAGAAGCGGTCGAACATTCAGCGGCTGCGCGATCTGTTCGAGGATCAGCTGCAGTTTTTGGAAGGGGTGTCGGCCGCGGAACGGTCGGCGCCGATGATGGATACCCTCTCCAAGATGGGCAGCCTGCTCGAGCGCTGGGACAAGATTGAGCGGACCCAGCAGGTGGTGGAGGCGGTGTTCAAAGAAGGGGAAAGGTCCCGGGAAATGACGCCGGAGCAACTGCAGGAGGCGATCCGCAAGGTTTATGGGGTCTGAACTGTTTTATCCCTATCAGCAGCGATGGATCGCGGGCGAGTACCGGTTCAAGATCGGCATGTTCGCCCGTCAGACCGGAAAGACCTTCTGCACCACCTTCGAGATCGCCCGCGACTGCCAGTTGGCCGACCTTGCCGGCAAACGCGAGCGGTGGGTGATTCTCAGCCGGGGCGAGCGCCAGGCCAGGGAGGCGATCGAAGAGGGAGTCAAGCGCCATTGTCAGGCCTTGGGCTCGCTGGTGCGGACGGTCGAGCAGGAGGTGCGCACCGACGGCGCCGCCTACCGCGCCCTGGAAGTCGAGTTTCCGTCCGGCGCGAAAATCACCGCCCTGCCGGCCAACCCGGACACAGCCCGCGGCTTTTCGGCCAATGTCTTTCTCGACGAGTTCGCCTTCCATCTGGACAGCCGCAAGATCTGGACCGCGCTCTTCCCGGTGATTTCCGCCGGCCATAAGCTGCGGGTGGTCAGCACGCCCAACGGCAAGGGCAACAAGTTTTACGACCTGATGACCGGCAGGGACGAGATCTGGTATCGCCAAACCACCGACATCTATCAGGCGGTGGCCGACGGCCTGCCGCGCGATATTGCGGAACTGCGGGCTGGCATGGGCGACGAGGACGCTTGGGCGCAGGAGTACGAGCTGCAATGGCTGGACGAGGCAAGCGCCTGGCTATCCTTCGAGTTGATCAACTCCTGCGAAGACGAGATGGCCGGCCGGCCCGGAGAGTACCAGGGCGGCCCCTGCTTTGTCGGCGTGGACATCGGCTCGCGCCACGACCTGTTCGTGATCTGGGTGGACGAGATGGTGGGCGACGTGGCCTGGTGCCGGGAGATCATCGCCCAGAAACGGATCAGCTTTGCCGAGCAGGATGCGCTGCTGGCCGAAGTGTTCGGCCGCTACCAGGTGGCCCGCTGCTGCATGGACCAGACCGGCATGGGCGAGAAGCCGGTCGAGGACGCGCGGCGCCGGCATGGTTCCCGGGTGGAGGGCGTGCTGTTCACCGGCCCGAACAAACTGGTCATGGCCACCATGGGCAAGGAGCAGTTCGAGGACCGCAAGTGCCGCATCCCTATGGGAGACACGGTACTCAGGGCGGATCTGCACAAGCTGCAGAAAATCACCGGCCCGACCGGAGCGCCCAGGTTTGTGGCCGAGTCTGACAGCGCCGGCCATGCCGACCGGACCTGGGCCAAGTTTCTGGCAGTCAATGCCGCCAGCGGCGGAGCCTTTGATCCGGTAGTGCGCTCAACCGGCCAACGGCGGCATGTGGCCGCTGATTTCACCGGCGTGGTCAGCCGGCGTGACACCATGGGGTATTAAATGACGACCTTGCCCACAGAGCTGCGCCACGAGATTGCCACCATCGCCTCGGACCCGATAATCCCGGCCTTTGGCGGGGTGCTGCGCAACCAGGACACGACCCTCCTGACCCGGGGCGGCGGCAAGGGTCTGGCGATCTACGACGAGATCGAGCGCGACGGCCACGCCTTTGCGGTGCTCTCCAAGCGCAAGCACGCGATCATCGCCCGCGAGTGGCAGGTGGATCCGGCCTCGTCGGGAAGGCTGGATCAACGCGCCGCCGACCTGGTCCGGACGCAGTTGGCCAACCTCCAGTTCGATCAGGTGTGTTTGAAATTGCTCGACGCCACCCTCAAGGGTTACAGCGTCGGCGAGATCATCTGGGCGATCGACGGGTCCGAGATCGTGGCGGCAAGGATCAAGGTCAAGCCGCAGCGGCGCTTTCTCTTCGACGAGGAGCAGCAGCCCCGGCTGGTCACCCTGGACAACCTGTTTCCCGGCAACCCATTGCCGCCGCGCAAGTTCATCGTCCACCGGTGCGGCGCCAAAGACGACGACAACCCCTATGGCCTGGGGCTCGGGCACCAGTTGTTCTGGCCGGTGTTCTTCAAGCGGCAGGGCATCACCTTCTGGCTGACCTTTGTCGATAAGTTTGCCTCGCCCACCGCTATGGGCGAATACCCGCCGGGAACACCGGAGGCGGATCAGCGGAAGCTGCTGGCCTCCTTGGCGGCCATCTCCCAGGAGGGCGGGATCATCGTGCCCCAGGGCATGGTGGTCCGGTTTCTGGAGGCGGCCCGCTCGGGCATCGACACCTACGAGCATCTGGCCCGCTACATGGACGAGCAGATCAGCGAGTGCGTGCTGGGCGAGACGCTCTCCACCAACATCGGCAGCTCCGGCAGCCTGGCCGCGTCCAACACCCACAACGAGGTGCGGCTCGAATTGGCCAAGGGCGATTCGGATCTGTTGTCCGCCACCCTCAACGAGACCCTGATCCGCTGGATGGTGGAGCTGAATGTGCCCGGCGCCAACCCGCCCAAGGTCTGGCGCGACTTTGGCGAGGGGGAAGATCTCAAGATGCGGTCGGAGACCGACAAGAACCTGAGCGACATGGGTTTCGAGCCGGACGAGGCCTACATCAACGCCACCTACGGCGGCGCCTGGCGGCGGCGCGCGGGCGGGTTCCCGCCGCCAGGCAGCTTTCGCCCGGAGGCCACCCAGTTCGCCGAACAGCCAGCTGACACCGTGGACCTGTTGGCTGACCAAACCATAGCCGAGGCCGGCGGCGCCGGCATGGTGGACGCGGTCTGGCGGCTCCTGGCCCAGTGCGGCAGCCTGGACGAGGCGCAGGAGCGATTGCTCGAGACCTACGACCGGATCCCGGTCGAGCCGACCGGGACCGCCCTGGGCAACCGGATGTTCCAGGCCGGGCTGACCGGACGGGCCGAGATCCTTGACGAGGTCCGGAGATGACCGCCGCATACGGCAGCCTGCCCTTCGAGCAGGCGGAGGCGTTCTTCCGCGGCAAGATCAACATCCCCACCAGCCGCTGGGATGACCTCAAGCGCGGCGAGCATGCCCGGGGTTTCATGATCGCCGGGGGCATGCGCGACGACCTGCTCTGCGACTTCCGCCAGGCCATTGCCAAGGCCATCGAGCGGGGCACCACCCTGGAGGAGTTCCGGGGGGGATTTCAACGACATCGTGGGCAGGTACGGCTGGAGCTACAACGGCGGCCAGGGCTGGCGCACCCGGGTGATCTACGACACCAACCTGCGCACCGCCTACCAGGCCGGGCGCTACCAGCAGATGACCGACCCGGACGTGCTGGCCTCCCGGCCCTATTGGCAATATTGCCACGGCGACAGCCGCCATCCCCGGCCGGAGCATCTGGCCTGGAACGGGATGGCGCTCGACGCCGACGATCCCTGGTGGTCGACCCATTACCCGCCCAACGGCTGGGGCTGCAAGTGCAAGGTGGTGCCGCTCTCCCGGGGCGACATGAACAGAGCCGGCAAGGACGAGGCCGACGACGCCCCGCCGGACACGATCGATCCGGCAACCGGCGAGCCGGCCGGGATCGATAAGGGCTGGGACTATAACGTGGGCTAGGCCGCCTTCGGCAGACAACTGTCCGCCGAGGTCATGGATGCCTGGCGGGCACAGGGCGGCAAGGCCTGGCAGCGGCTGACGCCCGGTGATTGGCAGAGCGCAGGCCGGCCCGAACGGCTGCCGGCCGACCAGCCCAAGGCCGAGGTCGGGCCGAAGCTGACGACACCAATGGCAGCGGCTCAGGCCCTGACCCGCATCATGGGCGCCGGCGAGCGCATCTACACTCTGCCCACGGGCGGCAAGGTCCTGGTGAACGCCACGACCCTGGCCAGCCACCTCGACCTGGACCGCAGCCCGTATCTGCCGCTGCTGCCGGAGGTGCTGGAGGATCCCTACGAGATCTGGCTTGCCTTCGAGCAGCACAGGGCCACCAACAAGGTGGAGCTGCGGCAGCGGCTGATCAAGATGGTGCAACTGGATAAGGAGCGCGGACTGCTGGTGACGGCTCAGGCGAGAAACGGGCTGCTGGAGGCGTGGACCATGATCCCGACGTCGAAGATCGGGTATCTCGATAACCAGCGGGCCGGGAAACTGTTGTGGGGGCGGGAGTGAACGGGTGGGGCCTCAAGCTGCCGCATCAGCCCGGGCTCCCGGTGTCGGCTGTTGGGATTGCGGCCCAACCGGCACCATCGTGCCTGAATATATAATCGGAAAGGCGGGGTTTGTCAAATGGCGGGAGCTGCAATCGAAATCAGCGTCAAGGTTGATGACCGCGAGATCCTCGCGGCCCTGGAGCGGCTGCAGGCCCAGAGTGGCAGGATGGCGTCGGTGTTCAAGAACATCGGCGAGCACCTGCTGCGCTCGACCCAGCAGCGGTTTCATGACCAGGTGGACCCGGACGACCGGCCCTGGCAGGCCCTGCAAGCCTCGACCGTGGCCGCCAAGGCGGCGCGGGGCCACAGTCCGTCAATTTTGCGGGCGCGCGGCTACCTGGCCGATCTCATCCGTTACCAGGCCGACGACAGCGGGGTGCGGATCGGAACCAATATGGTCTACGGCGGTATCCACCAGTTCGGGAAGAAGACCAGTCCGCATGTGATCAGGCCGAGAAACAAAAAAGCCCTGTCCTGGCCAGGGGCCAGAAACCCGGTGCGGAGCGTCAACCATCCGGGATCGAACATTCCGGCGCGGCCCTTCCTCGGGATCTCGCGGCAGGATAAGGACCGGATCCTGGAGATCATCGCCGACCATCTGAAGCCGTAATGGCCCGGATTTCTCGTCGCCGCGCTCCTCGAAATGACTGAGTGGTTGGTCATTTCGACCGGAGGGAGAAATCTCCGCAAGAGACGAAGCCGTAAAACGCCGGGATTTGCGTTTTTGTTCCAGTCCGCCCCCAAGGACGGACCGGTCCCGGCCAATCGAATACAGGAAATTTTAAAGGCAGTTTAAACGCGGTTCATGCGGAGGACACATGGCACGGTTGGAGATATTCAAGACAGGCAGACACACCGCCCTGGGCGGACAGGTGCTGGAGTTCAGCGAGGCCGACCTGCGGGCCACGGTCGACGCCTATGATCCGGACAAGCACGAGGCGCCCCTGGTGGTCGGCCATCCGGGCCTCGATGCCCCGGCATACGGCTGGGTCAAGGGACTGGCCTTTGCCGATGGCGTCATGATCGCCGAACCTGGCCAGGTCGATCCGGCCTTTGCCGAGATGGTCAACGCCGGCCGGTTCAAAAAAATCTCCGGCTCTTTTTATTTGCCGGACGCGCCCAACAACCCGGCTCCGGGCGTGTACTACCTGCGCCATGTTGGGTTTCTCGGCGCCCAGCCGCCGGCGGTGAAGGGGTTGAAAAATGCCAGCTTCGCCGCCAGTGAGCAAGGGGTGGTGGAGTTCGGCGACTGGGCTGACCGGGTCGAGGCCGGGCTGTTCCGCAAGCTGCGGGAATGGATGATCGGCAAGTTCGGCCTGGCGGATGCGGACCAGGCCCTGCCGGGTTGGGAGGTGGACGCGGTGCAGGAGGAGGACGCGCAGAATGATGAGGCAACCGCGGCCATGCCGGCATACGCCGAGGGCACGCAACACACACAGGAGGATGGGATGGAGACCCCGGAACAACTGGCCGCCAAGGAAGCGGCATTGCGGGAGAAGGAAGCGGCATTCGCCGAGCGCGAGGCAAAGCTGCAGCAACAGGAGCGGGCGGCGCTCCACCGGGAGCACCTGGATTTTGCCGAGGGCCTGATCAAAGAGGGCCGGCTGCTGCCGGCACACAGGGAGCAGGCAGTGGCGATGCTGGATTGCGCCGCCACCCTCGAGGGCGGCCAGGTGGTCGAGTTCGGCGAGGGCAAGACCCTGGCCATGGGCGAGGCGCTCAAGTCGTTTCTCGCCGCTCAGCCGAAGATCGTCGAGTTCGGCGAAATCGCCAAGCCGGAAGCAGGCACAGCGGGCCAGGTCGCCTTCGCGGCCGCCCCGGGTTACACGGTGGACGCGGCAGCGCTCGAGCTGCATGCCAGGGCCGTGGCCTATCAAAGCCAGCATCCCGGCACCGAATACATGGCCGCAGTCCGGGCCGTTCAATAACCAACGAGGAGGATCATCATGTCACGACAATCTTTGCCTTTGCTGGCGCTCACCATTATCGCCACCGGCTTCATCAGCGAATACCGCTTTGTCAGTCCCGCCGCCGCTCAGGCCGGCGCGGAGGCCAACACCCTGGGCGTGGCCCGGATGGCCGCTGCCATCGGCGATGCCATCCCGGTCGATGCCATCGGCACCGCCGTGGTCGAAACAGGCGGAGCCATCGCCGAAGGCGCCCTGGTCGAGACCGATGCCAATGGCCGGGCGGTGACCAATGACTCCGGACCGGCAGTGGCGCGGGTCTTGCCCGGCCAGGCCGCCACCGCGGCCGGGCAGTTCATCGAAGTGCTGCTCATTCCAAACTAAACGTCACATCGTCTTTTCCTTAAGGAGGATTTTCACATGGCCATGAACGCACAAGGAGTCCGGGTCATCAACCCGATTCTCAGCACCATCGCCCAAGGCTACCTGCAGGCCGACCTGGTCGGTTCCGCTCTCTTTCCCCGGGTGCCGGTAGAAATCTCCGGCGGCCAGATCCTGGAGTTCGGCAAGGAGTCTTTCAAGCTGTACAACGCCCGCCGCGCTCCCGGCGGCTCGACCAAGCGCATCTCGTTCGGCTACCTGGGCAAGCCGTTCGCGCTCACCATTGACTCCCTCGAGGCCCCGGTGCCGCGCGAGTTCCTGCGCGACGCCAGCGTCATGCCGGGTCTCGACCTGGGGGAGAGGGCCGTCAACCTGGTCATGCGCAGCCTGCTCCTTGCTCTGGAGGTGGCGCAGGCGACCCTGGCCACGGACCCCGCGCAGTATGACGCCAGCCACAAGATCACCCTGGCCGGCGTCTCCAAATGGAGCGACCCGGCCTCTGACCCGATCGCCCAGATGGAGAGCTACAAGGAGGCCATCCGCCAGAGTGTCGGCATCCGGCCCAACACCCTGCTGCTCTCGGCCCAGGCCTTTTCGGCGGCCAAGACGAACGCCAAAATCCGGGAGCAGTTCAAGTACACCACCGCCGACAGCCTCACCGTCGACATGCTGGCCCGGGTCTTTGACCTCAAGCGGCTGGTGATCGGCGAGGCGGTGCTCTCCGATGACGCCGGCACGATCTCCGATGTCTGGGGCAACAACGCGGTGCTGGCCTACGTGCCGGAGGTGCCCACATCGATGGAGGTGCCGTCCTACGGCTACACCTACACCATGAACGGCCACCCGCTGGTCGAGGAGCCGTATTACGACAACAACGCCAAGTCCTGGGTCTATGGCGTCAGCTTCGAGCGGGCGCCGGTCCTGAGCGGCATCACCTCGGGCTTTTTGATCCAGGGCATCAAGTAGGAGGCCGCCATGACTCGATACAAGGTGCTGGAACCGCTGGCCGCCGACCGCGTTTACCAGCCAGGAGAGATGGTGGAACTCGGCGAAGCGGATGGAGCTTGGCTGCTCAAATCAGGGGTGGTCGGGGAGATGACCGGCTCCCCGAGCCCCGGCTCTTCCGGAACCGACAAGCCAACCGCGGCCGCGGACCTGATCGCTGTGGTCAAACAGACGGCCTCGGTGGGGGCGCTTGACAACCTGGCCGCCGGCGAGACCCGCAAGACGGTGCTCGATGCCATTGCGGCCCGCCGCAAGGAGATCGGGGGGTAGCCATGTACTGCGCTGCGAGCGATATCCTGACCATCATGCCGGAAACCGACCTGATCGAGCTGACCGACGATACCATCCCGCCGGCCGATGTCAAGGTGGCGGTGGTCGACCGGGCGGTCTCGGATGCCGGCGAGCTGATCGACGGCTATCTCCGGGGCCGCTACAGGCTGCCGCTCTCGCCGGTGCCCGGGCTGCTCAACACCCTGGCCGCCGATATTGCTGTGTATCGGCTCTATGCCCGCCGGCTGCGGCTCACCCCGCCCGAGACCGTGACCGAACGGTACAAAAACGCCCTGAAGCTCCTGGAACTGATCCAGGCCGGCAAGGTGGCGCTGGGCGCGGACACAGGCGGCGTGCTGGAAGCGACCGGCGGACCGCGGTTCACAACCTCTGGCCGGGTGTTCAGCCAGGAGACCTTGAGGGATTACTGATACGGCCATGCGTCCTTGTTGCATCTTTCGTTTGTCATTTCGACCGCAGGGAGAAATCTCCCAGGGAACAGATTTCTCGTCGCTGCACTCCTCGAAATGACAGAACAAAACAATGTTCAGTGAGCAGCGCGCTTTTAGAGACTACTGATGCTCAACCAGATTGAAGACGCCATCGTCGCCCTGATCAAGGCAAAACTCGCGGCCGCGGCCGGCAAGGTGGCTGTGCAGAAAGGCGTGGAAGGCATCCCGCAGCCGGCGGTCTATGTCTCCACCGAGGCGGGCCGGTTCGAGAAGGTGACCTTCTCGAGCTACAAGCATGAGCTGACCATCTATGTGGACATCGTCTTCTCCTACCGGGGCGCGGATGACGCCAACCGGCGCAAGGGGATCTACCTGATCCTGGAGGGCGTGCTCCAGGCGCTCTTGTTGCAGGATCTCGGCCTGGCCATCAAACCGCTGGTCCCGAAGAACTGGCGGAACACCACGGTCGAGGAGCTGCGCCAGCAAGGGCTGCTCGCCTTTTCCCTGGAATTGGCCACCTCCTACACCATCAGCCGCGCCGCCAGCGACGAGGAGGCGGCCGCGCCGGATCTGCTGACCGTGGGCCTGAACTACTATCTCACCCCGGGTGACGACATCGCCGACGCCGTCGACCTGGTTACCCTGTCCGGCGATTGAAGGAGTCTTGTATGACCATGATCCGCGTCAAAGCCGCGCCCGGGCAACGCTGCCCGATGGAGCATAATCCCAGGGAGTACATCACGGACGACCCGGCCGGGATCGAGGTGGCGGAGTCCGCCTACATCCTGCGCCTGATCAAAGACGGCTCCCTGGTTGTCGTTACCCCGAAAAAAGCCAAGGGAGGTGCCTGATGGCCTCGAAAAATATCACCTTTGACGCCATCCCGGCCTCGATCCGCAAGCCGGGCAAATATCTCGAGTTCAACACCCGGCTGGCGGTCCGCACCTTGCCGGCCAACCAGCAGCAGATGCTGATCATCGCCCAGCGGCTGGCTGCCGGCAGCGTGCCGGCGCTGACCCCGACCCGGATCTTTGCCGATAAAGAGGCCGCCGACGCCTTTGGGATCGGCAGCATGGCCCACCGGATGTGCCGGGCCGCCATCACCGCCAACCCCTACCTGCAGCTCACGGTCTGCGCCCTGGATGATGCCGCGGGCACGGCTGCCGTCGGCACGGTGGGGCTGGTCGGCGAATGCACGGAATCGGGCACGCTCGCCCTCTGGCTCGGCAACGACCGCATCGAGATCGCCGTGACCGCGAGCCAGCCGGCCACGGCGGTGGCTGCCGCGCTCAAGGCCGCCCTGGACGGCAAGCCCGACCTGCCGGCTGCGGCGCGGGTCTCGGAATCGGTGCTCACCCTGACCGCGCTGCACCAAGGCACGGTGGGTAATCGGATCGGCCTGGCCTGCGAGCTGACCGCCAAGGGCATGGTGGTGACTCTGTCCGGCCCGACCCTGTCCGGCGGCGTCATTGACCCGAACATCGCCGACGCCTTGGCCGCGGTCTTTGGCGCCCAGTACGATGTGATCTGCACGCCCTACGCCGACCAGGCCGGTTTGACCGCCCTGCGCACCCATCTCGATAAGGTCTCCGGTCCGCTGGAACTGCGGCCGGGCGTGGGCATCGCCGGAATCGACACCGCCCTGGCCATGGCCACCACTCTGGCCGGACAGATCAACTCCGGCCGGATCCTGATCGCCTATCTGCGCGGCACCAGGTCTCCCGGTTACGAGCTGGCCGCCGCCTATGCGGCGATGGTGGCCTGGGAGGAAGACCCGGCCCGGCCGCTCAACACCCTGGCCTTGACAGGCATTGCCGCGCCGCCGATCGACCAGCGCCTCTCCCGGACCGAGCAGGAAAGCTGCCTGAACAACGGCATCGCCCCGTTGGAGGTCGGCCCGGGCGAGCTGGCGCAGATCGTGCGGGCCATCACCACCTATACCCTCGATCCCCAGGGGATCATTGACATCGCCTTGCTCGACCTGACCACCATCCGCACCCTGGACTATGTGCGCAAGGCCTGCCGCGATCGGATCAGCCTGCGCTTCCCCCGGGAGAAGCTGTCTGCCCGCACCGCCGACAAGGTGCGGACCGAGCTGTTGGATGTGCTGCTCAAGCTCGAAGAGCTGGAGATCGTCGAGGAGGTGATGGCCAACAAGGACGGGCTGCTGGTGGAGCGGGATCTCGTGGACCCCAACCGGCTGAATGCCAAGATCCCCGCCGACGTGGTCAACGGCCTGCATGTCTTTGCCGGCCGCATCGACCTCTTGCTGTAGGGGCTTCCTGTCATTTCGAGGAGCGCAGCAACGAGAAATCTTGCCGTTAAAGGAGAATTAAACCATGTCTGAATACGTGTTGAGCGTCCTGCTTGAGGTCAACGGGCAGAACATCGAGGATTTCAAGGAGGTCAGCGAGGGCGAGCACGAGGTCGCCAAGCAGATCAACCTGATGAACACCACCGGTTTCGGGAAGACCACGCCCCGGCATACGGTCGAGGTGAGCTATGTGGTGCCGGCGGACAAGCCCGAGTTCAATTTTGAGTCGGTGCAGAACGGCACCCTGACCATCGACAAGAAGAACGGAGTCCGGACCACCTACACCGGCGTCTCCACCCTCAAGATCGGCGCCACCAAGTATGACGGCGAGAACGAGGCGGTCCGGACCATAACATTAGGCGCCACGGGCAAGGTGGGATGATGCGTACAACCGGACAATTGCCGCAAGGCATCGTAATCGATGGCGTACTGTATCGTGACTTTGAGCTGCGCGAGCAACTCGTTGGCGACGAGATCGAGGTGCTGGAGTCGGATGACGGGCCGCGGGCGGCCAAGAACGACTCCTTTTTCGGCGCCTGCATCATGGCTCGGAGGCTCACCCTGGCCGGGTTGGGCAAACCGGTGGCCCCGGCGATGATCATGGCTATGACCACCAGCGATTTCGCGCATCTGGTCAAGGCCAGCCAAGCAACGATGGCCAAAAGGGACTCGTTTCGAGACGCGGCTCAAGCCGCGCCGGATGCTCTGTCTGGCACTGATGCAACTGGGGTTTGACGAGGCCACGGCCGCGGCCATGCCGGAAAACGTGGCCATGGCCTGGCTGGAGGCGCATCGGGAACTGCGCAATACAGCGAAAAAGAAGCGGTACAAGGTATTGAGGAACAAGGGCGATGGCTGAGAACATGCGGGCTTATCTGGAGCTGATGGGCAAGTCGGACGGGCTGCGCAGCGAGCTGAACAGCTCAAAGAGCGCCGTCAGCCGCTTTACCTCCGCTGCCCGCAGCGAGTTTGCCTCCCTGCGGGGCACGATGGGCTCGCTCACCGGCCAGTTGGCCGCCCTGGGCGTCAGCTTCAGCGCGCTCAAAACCTTGTCCGCCTCGGCGGGGCTCGACAAGGACCTCACCCGCACCAGGCGCTTTGCCCGCGCCACTGCCGGGGAGATGGCCAACTTGCGTAAAGAACTGTGGGGCATGTCCCGGACAACCGGCAGACCGCTCGAGGAACTGCAGGCCGGCTTCGACAACCTGCTGGAAAAGGGGCTGGACTGGAAACAGGCCATGGAGTCGATCAGGGCAGGCAATATCGGCGCCACCGCCCGCACCGCGGAGATCGCTACCATGAACGAGGCCTTCGCGGCCGGGGCCCAGGCCTTTAATATCGATTTGGCCCAACCCGGCAAGGCCGTGGAGATGCTCGACAAGATGGCTGTGGCCGCCGACAAGGGCCAGTCCCCGCTCCAGGATCTGGCCGCCATCTTCAGCCAGTTCGGGCGGGCCGCGGCCACTGCCGGCCTCTCCTTCGACAAGACCCTGGGGTTCATCGAGGGATTGTCGCAGGCGGAGCAGGCCCCGGAACGGCTGGCAGCCCTGACCGGCCGCGTCACCCGGGTGTTTTCTTCCAGGCGCTACATGAAATATGCCCAGCAGGCCACCGGCGTGAGATTCTTCGACAAGAAGACGGGCGAGCGCCGTGACGCCACGGATGTCCTCGCCGACCTCAAGAAGAAATACGACAGTAAAGCGAATGATAAGCAGCGGACCGCGTTCCTGCAAAAGGCCTTTGGCCGCGCCGATGAAGACTCCGAGTTTGCCCTGAAAAAACTGTTTGAGGGCGACGGCATCAGCAAAATGACGGAGATCAGCAAGCAGCTCGGCAGTGCCGGCGGCACCATCAATCGGGATCTGGGCGAGGCTGGTTCCACCTTGTCCGGCACGATCGCCAAAATCCAGGTTAAGCTGCGCGAGGCAGCCGACGACTTCTCCCAGCCGATCAACGACACCTTAAATAACCTGCTCAAGTGGACCCAGGACGGCAAGGACAAGGGCGGGCTGGGGCTGGACGGCAAGGATATGCTGGGCTGGGGCGCGGGCGGCATTGCCGGGGTGGCGGCGCTTACCCGGTACGGCGGCAAGGCGGTGTCAAAGTTGCTGTCCGGGGCCACTGGCTTGGCCGCCGGAGTTGGGCAGGGCAAGGCCCTGCAAGCCATGGCCGGGGTCACCCCGGTGTTCGTGGTCAATATGCCGGGCAGTGGCTTTGGCGATCTGCCCGGAGCGCCGTCAGCCGGAACTTCGGTTCCAGCTCCAGCCGCGGGCAAGGTCGGCGTCATGGGCCGCCTCGGCCAGGCCGGGCAATTGGTGGGATCCTTTGCCGGCGGTTATGCCATCGGCACCGGCATCAACCAGGTGCTCGGACATGTCGCCGGTGAATCGACCGACGGCAAATACGGCGGCGAAGGCTGGCTGGGCAATCTGATCTACGACCTGATCCATCCCGAGGAGCAGGAAATCAAGAACGAGGTGGTCATGAACATCTCCATCGACAAGGACGGCCGGGTGACATCCAGCACCAATGATGCCAACACCCAGACCCAGATCAATGTCGACCGGCGGGGCCGCTTCGGCAGCTACGGCGCGACCGCGGAGGACTGATGCCAGACCTCTACCCTGCCCAGATCGACGGCATCGAACTGGCGATCGAGACCCTGGATGACGAGATCACCAAGGCGATCACCAAGCACGAGTATCCCCACCGCGACGGGGCGCTGCTGGAAGACATGGGCCAGCATGCCCGGACGGTCAAGATCAAGTGCCATTTCTGGGATGACACCTACGAGGCCCACCAGGATCTGCTGGACCATCTCGATCAGATGGAGACCATCGAGCTGGTCCATCCCAAGTACGGGCCGATGCGGGGCTCGATCGAGTCCGTCGCCGTCCATCACGACGACAGCGAGCGCCATGCGGCAATCGACCTCACCTTTACCCAGGGTTTGATCGAGGATACCGACGACACCGCCTTTGAAGATGTGGAGGGCAGCGCCGAGGCCGCCTGGCTCGATTCCATCGAAGAGCAGAAGGCCGCGTTCGGGGCCGACATGCTGGCCGCCATCGGCCTGGAGGCCAATGCAATCCTCTCCACGGTCCTGGACCCGGCCAAAGGCATTGTCGAGCAGTTGGGCAGCATCAGCAGCGCGGCCAGGCAATACCTGCAGCAGGTGGAGTCTTTTGTCGGCAGCCTGGAGGCCACCTGCAACCTGGTGGCCAATCCGGCCAACTCCCTGATGGCGCTCATCAGCTACGGCTCCAACCTGCCGGGCCGGGTGATCGGCGCCCTGGCTCGGTGCGCCGAACGGTATACCCTCTCGCTGGGGCCATCGACCCCGCCGGTCCGCTCCATCCAATCGCTGGCAACCTGGTCCGACGATCTGAGCGCCCAAGCGGGCGGGTTTGCCAAAACCGTCCGGCTGGGCACGGCCAGCCAGATGGCCCTGAACGCCGCCTCTGTCTATAAGGCGGACGAAGAGCTGCGGCGCGCCCGCCGGCGGGCCGAAGGCCGAGCGGCCTTTGATGTGCTGGGCCGCTACACGCCGCCGGAATACGCGGCCTCAGACCCGCAGCCCATGACCATGCAGGAACTGGAGATCACCCTGGCGGTGGTACGGGCGGGGATCCAGACGGCGATCGACCTGGACCGGGGGTCGGAAAGCCTGAAGCGGTTGGCTCTGACCCTGATGACCCATGTCAACACCGTGAAACTGGAGCGCGACAAGCTGAGTGTGGTGACGATCGGCCACTCCTTGCCCCTGCATCTGATCTGCCTGCACCACAGCCTGCCTTACAACGCCGCCGAGCGGCTGCTGACCGTGAACCGGATCCGCAACCCCAACGAGGTCAGCGGCGGGATCGTGATGCCGGCCGGGACAGGCAGCCGGGCCGCCATGGTGTCTGTCGCCGGCGCGGCTGGAAATGCCGAAGTCACCCTTGACGGCGAAGAAGTGCTGTTCGGCGGGGAGGCGGTCACCTTCGGTGGCGACCCGGTTACATTCGGAGGAGCATTGCATGCCGACTGACAACATCTGCCTGGAAGTGGCCGGCCGCCGGATCGAGCGGTTTCTCTCCTATGAAATCGACGCCGACCTCTACGTGGCCGCCGACGCCTTTTCCCTGGAGGTGGCCCGGCCGGAAATCACCATCGAGCCCGGCCAGAAATGCGAGCTGTACGTCAACGGCAGTTTGGAACTGACCGGGATCATCGACCGCTGCTCGCGGCGCGTCGACAAGCAGGGCCTGACCTATCGGATCGAGGGCCGCGACCTGATGGGGCTCTTGGTCGATCATTACTGCGAGGAGTTCGTCACCGTCCAGGGCAAGAAGCTGTCGCGACTGGCCGGGATGCTGCTCAAGGATGTGCCGTTCATCAACCGGGAGGCGATCGTGTACCAGGAGGATGTGGTCGGCAAGCTCAAGGGCAAGAAGAAGACCATGGACGATCCCGATGACGGCTTCATGGACACCCCGCAGAAGCTCAGCCAGATCCAGCCGGGCATGACCGTGTTCGAGGTGCTGAAGAACTACAGCGCCAGCCGGGGTTTGATGTTCTTTGCCATGCCGGACGGCACTTTTGTGTTTGGCCGGCCCACGCTCAAAGGCGAGCCGGTCTACGAGCTGACCAACCGCAAGAGCGGCCAGGGCAACAACGTGTTGACCGGCGAGGAAAACAACGACATCAGCAAGCGCTACGGCAAGGTGGTGGTGATCGGTCAGCAGCAGGGCATCGGCGACGAGGATGACCCGATCAAGATCAACACCCACGGCGAGGTGGTGGACCCTGACTTCCCCTTTTACAAGCCCTACGTGGCCACGGACAACAATGACGCCCAGAGCCCGGAGCTGCACGCCCGGTTCATCATGAACCGCCAGCTCCATGAGGGCTACCAGTTGACCTACACGGTGCAGGGCCACAGCCAGCGGGGCCGCAACTGGCAGATCAACCAACTGTGCCAGGTACAGGACGAAGACCTCGGGGGCGACAAGGTGCTGCTCATCTATGGCCGGACCTTCCGCCGCTCGAAAACCGGCGGCACCACCACCACGCTCAAGCTGGGCAAGCCCGGGGTGGTGCTGTGATCCGGGTTATCCTCCAATCGGTCCGCGAGTCCGCGATCAAGCTGTTCGCCGCCACCGGCCGGATCGGCGAGCGATTCACCGGCCGCGAGTATTTCCAGCACTACGGGTTCACCTCCAGCCCCTTGCCCGGGGCCGAGGGCATCCTGGTCAAGCGGGGCAACCATTATATCATGGTGGCCACCGACGACCGCCGCCACCGGATCAGGATAGATAGCGGCGAGGTGGCCATCTACACCGACGAGGGCGATCATATCCATCTCAAGCGCGGCCGGATCGCGGAGATCGTCACCGAGACCCTGGTGATTAAGGCCGCCACCAAGGTGCGGATCGAGTCACCGCTGGTGGAGGCCACCGGCGAGATCATCGACCGCTGCGAGTCCGGCGGCAAGAGCATGGCGCAGATGCGGACCATCTACAACGGCCACGCCCACGGCGGCATCGAGCCGGGCGGCGGCACCACCTCCGCGCCGGATACGGGGATGTGA